TAGAGTTTTTGTAGGTGGTTATTTTAATATAACAACAGCTATAACAAGATTTCAATTTAAAATGTCATCAGGCAATCTAGATAGCGGTGTTATCAAACTTTATGGAGTTGGATAATGGCAATTATTAAACATGGTAATAATGCTTTAGCAAATGTAACTGCATTTCCAAGTGCTGTATCAACTGGCAAACCTGTATTAATATCAACTGCTACAGCTTCTAGTTCAGCATCAATAGAGTTTACAAGTGGGATTGATAGTACCTATGACATCTATCAGTTTAAATTTATTAATATTCATCCTGCTACTAACGAAACAGATTTTCAATTTAATTTATCTATTGATGGTGGTAGCAATTATAACGTAACTAAAACAACTACTTTTTTTAGAGCTTTTCATGAAGAAGCTGGTTCAGATAGCAGTGGTCTTGATTATCAAACAGGAGAAGATTTAGCACAAAGCACTGCCTATCAATCTTTAGCAGATAGAGTATCTGCAGATAGTGATGGTTCTTGTTCAGGAACTTTACAATTATTTAATCCTTCAAGCACAACATTTGTTAAACATTTTATGGCAAATTTTAATAGGATGTTTTCTAATCAAAGTATAACAGCAGAAGATTTTATGGCTGGATATGGTAATACAACAAGTGCTGTTAATGCAATAAATTTTAAATTTGCATCAGGCAATATAGACGCTGGAACTATAAAAATGTATGGGATAAGTGCATGAGTATTATAAAATTAAATAATAATGCGTTAAGTGGTTTAACTAGCTTTACTGGTTCTGCTAGTCTTGGTGATATGGTATTCATATCATCTGCCACTGCATCAGATACTGCTAGTATAGAGTTTGATTTAAGCACATACAAAGAATATAGATTTTTTTTTATTAATATTGATCCAGCTACAAATAATGGAAGATTAATGTTTAATTTAAGCACAGATAATGGATCAAATTATAATGTAACAAAAACAACAACATTTGCTGATACTTTTCATGGTGAAAATGATGCAAGTCCAACATTGAGATATAATACTTCTGGTGATCTTGCACAAAGTACATCAGATCAAAGAGTTACAGATCAAGTTGGAAATACAGATGGTGCTGGAGCTGCAATGATGTCATTATTTGATCCCTCAAATACTACGTTTGTAAAACATTTTTTAGGTGTTGCTCAATCTGCAAATGGAGATACTTCTCCAACTTTTACTATAAATAATTATTTTGCAGGTTATGCTAATACAACAAGTGCATTAACTAATATAATATTTCGTATAGATAGTGGAAATATTGCAAATGGTAAGATATTGATGTTCGGATTAAACTAATATAACATGGAGAAATTATGGCACACAAAATAGTAAATGGACAACAAGTAGAGCTTACAGCAGATGAGATAGCTGCGATAGCTGCACAAGAACAAACATGGAATGATGGTGCATTTGATAGAGCTATGGCAGATTTAAGGCAACGTAGAAATCAACTATTAGCTGAAACAGATTGGACTGTTTTACAAGATAATCCTTTAACGCCTGAAAAAAGATCAGAGTGGATGGTTTACAGAACAGAACTTAGAAATATTACTCAAGGTTTAAATACTGTTGAAGACATCAATAATATAGATTACCCAGACAAACCAAATGGCTAATACTTATAAAAATGCAATGTTTGATCTGACAACGACAAACAAAACTACTGTCTATACTTGTCCAGCCACAACAACAGCACTTATAAAAACAGTGCAAGTCACAAATATTGATACAGGTAATATTGAAGTAGAGATGTTTGCTACAGACTCTTCTAATTCTAATGCTGAACATGAATTGGCTCATGTAACTATTAATTCAAAAACTGTAGATAATTTAGCAAAAGGCACAATCGTATTAGAAGCTGGTGATGTTTTAAAATTACAAGCAGCTACAGGAAATAAAATTGCAGGGGCAGTTAGTATTTTAGAAATAGATTTTTAATATGGATATTGTTTATATCCCACCACAAGATATTGACAGAGTATGGGTTATTGCAAAACCTTATGTAGATGATGCGTTGGCTTATTCAAACAGGCATCATCACTCCAATCATTTTAAAAATTTGTTAAAAAAAGGTAAACTTCAGTTATGGATTCTCTGGGATGGCAAAAAAGCTACAACAGAAGAAAAGATTAATGGTGTAGTAGTATCAGAGGTTATTCAACGAAGTATTAAAAAAGTATTTCATTTGCCTATTGTTACAGGAAAAAATAGACAGCAATGGCAACATTTAATTGAAAAACTTGAAGATTTTGCTAAGAAACAAGGATGTGATTTAATGGAATTAGTTGCAAGACCAGGTTGGCAAAAGATTCTTGACAAATATAACTATAAGAAGACTCATGTCGTCTTAGAAAAAACCCTAGAAAAGGAGAAAGACTAAATGTCATTTTTATCAGGAGCAGGTGATACAACTCAACAAACAATTTCAGGTGCTTATGCACCAGCCGTACCAGCATTAGGTCAAGTATTATCAGAAGCAACAAATATTTATAATATGGGTGCAGCAGGATCTGGTTACGTTCCACCAACACAACAAACCTTAACTGGTTTAGCTGGACAAGAACAATTAGCAAATCTTGCACAACAACAACAAGCAACCACTTTAGCTGGTGGTAATCTTAATCCTTTTCTTTCACCAATGTTACAACAATTTGGTGAGGATGCTTACACTACAGTTGCAAGTCAATTTAGTGGTGCAGGAAGAACACCTTCATCACCGGTAGCTCAACAAACTGTTGCAGATATTGTTGCAGGAAAAGCGTTACCTTATGCGTTTCAAACTTACGGACAAGAAAGAGCATTTCAAGAACAGGCATCTAGAAGAGCCCCAACATTGACTCAAGTGGGTGGTGCATTAGAAAATTTACAAAGACAAGAACAGTTAGCACCATTACAAGCATTACAACAATACTCTGGATTGGTGTCTCCAATTGGTTTTGGATTTCCAACTAAAACAACAACAACAGATGTAAACCCTGATTATTTAACAGCAGGTTTAGGAATTGGTTCAATTTTATTAGGTGAGAGAGGACTGTTAGATTACATATTATAATGGCAAAATTACAAAAAATATATTTTGATTTAGAAACTAAATTTAAAGAGAAACCTCTTAAATATTATTTAGTATTATTAATTATAGCGGTGGTATTATGAGCAGTGTCGTAGATACAGTAACGGATGTTGTTTCAGATGTAGCAGGTGGCGTTGAAGATGTTGTAAGCGGAGCAGTAGATGTTGTTGAAGATATCGGACAAACAGTTGTTGATGAAGTAGAAGATTACGATTTTGAAGACGCATTAGCAACTTACATTCAAACCGGTAATCCTTATGCAGCAGCTTATGCTGGTACATCAGGTGATGAAAAAATGGGTTTTGATTATGGTATCAAGGGAGGATCAGATAATGATTCTGGATCTAGTCCTGAACAAACTCCTGAGGTTTCGTATGATCCATCAACAGATTCATTTGGTTTTGCTGATCCTAAAGTTTATGGTGGTGATATGCCAAACGTAGAAGCATATCCTGGTCAATCTATTATAGAACCTTTTGCAACACAAGCTGTGCAAAGTTTCGCTAAATCTGCATTTGAAAAAGATCAAGCAACTCAAGATCAAATGTTAGGTCTAGCAAATTTAACTTTAGAAGGTCTAGGAGGATTACAAGAAATGATCTCCGCAGGTGAATTTGAAAAAACACCATCGTTAAGTTTTTTCAATGTTGAACGACCACAAAGTAATATTTTAGGTAGATATGATCAAGCAAAAGCAAACTTAAATCAAATTATATATCCAGAAGGTTTAATTGGTATGGATGGAAGACTAGGTATTTATGAAAATTATTTTCAAGAGAGAGGGTTAATATAATGGGAATATATGATGATGTAATAAAAAAATATATTTATGGTATGCCTGGCACAGATACAAAAAAATCTACTAGAGGCTTAATTGGTAGCGGTGGTGAGTATGGTAGTGGCACATTGCAAGGATTAATAAGTTCACCTGCGGTTACTCAAGGTGTTGGTTTGTTATCTTTGGGTTTAAGAGGTATTGATCCTGCAACCGCCTTACAAAAAACAAATCAAGTTGCAATACAACAAGAAGCATTAAAAGATAGAAGAAGACAAAGAACATTTATTGATAAATATGCAAGTGAAGTTCCTGAAGCTGATAGAGAATTGTTTAAAGCATATCCAGAGCTTTATATTAAAAGCAGAGGACTGGGTGGTAAACCAAACTTAGTTAATATGGCTGATCCCAAGACAGGCAAAATATCTACATATAATTTAAATAATGCAACTGATTTAGATAAATTTAAAAATGCAAAATCACAAGGTGCTTATGAAGTCGGAAAACCAACAGTACAAGCACAAGATGTTTCAGGTATTACTGGTTTAAGTAAATCAGGTAAAACCACTGCCGAAAAGAAAATACTTGGAGCTGAAGGTTTACAGCTAACCTTAAACATTATGGATAAACAATTTGAACCTGCATTTTTAACTGTTCCAGGTAAAACAAAAGCCGCTGTTGCTGAAGGTTTATCTAAATTTGGTATTACTACTGATGAAGATATTACTAATTTTATAATTAGAAAAGCTGAATGGGAACAAGCCAATCAACAATACTTTAATCAATACAGAAAAGAAATTACTGGTGTTGCAGCAGGTGAAAAAGAGATTGCTTTTTTACAACAATCTATTCCAAATGTAACTGATGCTCCTGCTGTTTATAAAGCTAAAATAAAATTACAAAGAGAGCTTAACAATGAGATTATAGAAAGAAATAAACAGTTCTTACAATTAGGTTTAGAAAGAACAAGAGATGCAAAAGGTAGACCTACTGGTAGATATAAAGAGTTTCTAGAAAAGAATAAAATTAAACCAACACAAGATAGAGTTATAGAATTTGTTAGAGCTTTAAAAAATACAGGTTTTAGCAATGAAGCTATAAAAAATAAATTAGAAAATACTTTTGGGAAAGGTGAGTTTGAAAAATTTTTAAAACCCTTTGAACAAAAGAAACAGACAGGATCATAAGGAATTAAATTATGGAATATGATTTTGATAAACTTTTACAACAAAACCCAGAAAAAAAAGAAGAAGATTCTTCAAAATATGATTTTGAAAGTTTAACTACTAAAAAAAAACAAGATGAAAAACAAACAGATGTTTTAGCAACTACTGCCGATGTAGGAATAAGTGGAACTGTAGGTGCAGGTAAAGGCATTACTTATTTATTAGACCTTCCACAAGCTTTAGTTGATTTAACAGATTTTGCATACGATCAAACTCTTGGAAGATTTAATCTAATTGAGAGAAGATTAAAAACTGATGAGGAAAGACAAAAATTTAAACAATTAAGACAGCGATCAGCACTTAGAGTTGAACCAGGTAAAGCTTTTAGAAAAAATATATTAACTTATCAACCAAGAACAACAGCAGGTAGATATGCTCAAACTATGGGAGAGTATGCTGCACCAGGTGGTTTATTAGGCAAAGGTGCAAAGGCAAAATCAGTTTTAACTGGAACTGGTTTGATCGGTGGTGGAGTTGAAGAAGGTACAAGAGATTTAACTGGTAGCGATCTTTTATCTGTCGGTGCAGGTGTTGGTACAAATTTAGCTTTAGATGTTATTGCTCTATCAAGAGGAAATCCATCAGCTATCGCAAAAAATTTAGTGCCAGGTGAAAAAACAATTCAAAAAGCTAAAATAATACAAAAATATGCAAAAGAGAGAGGTTTAAATCTAACAACTGGTGAAGCAACAAACGTACCTAAGATATTTCAAACTGAATCACATTTATCAACTACCGAAAAAGGTGCAAAAATATTTGATGATTTTTATGAAACAAGACCTGAACAAGTTAAAGTTTTTGTAAAAAATATGGCAGAAGAGTTAGGTGTAACAACTAAAGGTTTACCCAGAACAATTATGTTACAAAAAGAAAAAAAAGTAGCTGCTTTACTAAGAGACAACAGACAAAAATTATGGGAAAGATCAGGTGGACTAAAATTTAAAGATGAATTTTTTGATCAAGCCAAAGTAGATAATATCGTTGCAGAAATTGAAAGGTTAAAAACAAAAAACCCTTCATTGAATAACGACTTAACAAAATATGCTAATGATGTTAGAGCAAGTAAAGCAAATGGTGGTGAATTACATACAATATATAGAGAAATAAGAGATGTTAGATTAAACATACAAAAAAACCCAAATAAAACTGTAGAATTAACAAAACAACAAAGAATTTTTTCTAACATAGAAAAAAAATTAGACAGCTTATTGTCTGCCAATGCTAATTATACAAAAGCACAAACTAAATATAAAAAATTTACAAACGCCTACATAGAACCATATAATAAAAGCAAAATATTTGAAGATATCAAAGTTTCTGGTTTTGAAAATGATGCAGATAAAGTTGGAAAAATTTACAGAATGTTAAATCATTATACAACGACACCAAGAGATATAGAAAAACTTGCAAACGCATATAAAGCCAGTGGTAATCCTAAGGCTTGGCAAGAATTGGTATCTGCATATTTTGAGGATGGTTTTGTTAAATCAATTGCAGATAGTTCTGCCAATCCTAATTTTGCAAAAGCAATATCTACTTATTTTTTTAAATCACCAAGACATAGAGAAAATTTTACTGAAATGATGTATCAACTAGCAAGACAAAGGGGTGATAAAGTTATAAAAAAAGATATAGCAAATTCAGTAAATCTGTTTTTTGAATCTTTAAGAGCAGCAAGTAAAAAGCCATCTGTAGGATCGCCTACTGCACAAAGAGGTGAATTTTTTACTGAGCTAGAAAAAAATAAAATTTCACAAGCACTTGGTACTAGAGGTGGACTTCCTTTGACAGCTATTGTGACTGATTTTTTTGATAAAAGAAAATTATCTAAAAATGCACAGTCATTATCCGAAGCACTTACATCTGAAAAAGGCATAGATGCTCTTATAGATTTATCTAAACAATACAAAGACAAAGCTAAAGTTGGTGCTTATATAAGAGCATTGTATTTAACTATTGCTTCAGCACAAGGATTAAGAAATGAGGATGAAGAGTAATGAACGAAATTAGTCAATCAAAAAAAAATGAAATTGCAATAGTCAAATTAGAAGGTGAAATTAATTTATTGCATCTCAAGATAGACACCATTAAAAATAATCACCTTGCACACATTGATCAAAAAATAAATCTAATCTATAAGTTTATATGGTTGATTCTAGGAACAGGAATGGCAAGTGTCGCAAACCTGGTCGTAACCCTCTTACTAAAGTAGATATAGGCACAATCTCTGAACTATCAGCTGTTAATCTCTTGATACAAAGTGGATTTTATGTGGCAAGATCATGTCATGTTCAATCACCTTTTGATATTATTGCCGTAGATGAACATGGTAATACTCTATTAATTGACATCAAAACCAAATCCTACAGAAAAAAAAATAATTGCAAAATTACAAGAATACAAAATAAAAAACAAAAACAAATGGGTATTCAAATAATGACTATTGACCAAGAAAGAATTAAAGATAGAAAAGAACAAAAGGAATTTTTTGATAAATTAAATAATATGTTAGATAATTTTCCTAACAAAAATATGTTTAAAAAGAAAGACACACACAATGAAACAGATCCTAAAACTTAATACATTATTATTTTTTATTTGTAGCTTTGTTTACGCAGAGACAACACAAAATAATTCATCCGGTAGTAACACTAATATTTCTGGTGGGTATACTTCAAGTGCAACTAACACTTATCAAAGCGGTTCATCAAGTAATACAACAACTACAAATAATTCTTCCTCCAATATAAGATCAGCACCCCCTAGTGCATTTGCACCAAACCTTTCACCATCCGGTATGGATGTTTGTTCAGTATCTGCTTCTGGTGGTATTCAAACTTTTGGTATGGGATTATCAGCAGGTAAAAGTTTTAGAGACAAAAACTGTGAAAGAATTAAATTAGCTAGAGAATTAAAATCAAATGGTATGGCAGTAGCTTCTGTAGCTTTGCTTTGCCAAGACGCAAGAGTTTTTGAAGCCATGATTCATGCTGGAACTCCTTGTCCGTTTAATGGCAAGATTGGTAAACAAGCAGATAAGTTATGGAAAAAATACAGAAAACTAAGACCAGATCATAATACTTATACTAAAAATTTAAAAGTTATTGAGGAGACCGATGCGAAACTTAATACTACTGTTAAGTCTTCTTCTAATAAATCAAAGTAATGCAGAAGAAGCTACATCTGGTAACTTGTTGCCTAATGCAGGTGTAGGCACAACAAACTTACAAAACCAATCTGGATCAATAGATGGTATTAATGGATCAAATGGTTGGACAACATCAGGTATATCCAATTTTAATAATGAATTAGAAGCCAATGGTACAGGTACAGTATCATCTAATGGATCGCTTGTAGGGATTACAACAGAAAAACAAAATGGCGGTCAATTCACAACAACTGCTGATAGCTTAGATGGTGGCGTTAGATTAAATTCAACGACCGAAGTACAAAACTGTGAATGGTCTGGTTCAGCTCACCAATGCGGTCAAGCAACCAATGGCAGAGATAGTTATTCAACAACAGTTAATATTTTAGATGCAAACAACAATACATTATCAACAGTTACACAAAACAGAAACAATGATGCTGGATACTATGGTAACACTTTTACTTATACCGATACTGTTATTTATACAGGAACCGGATCTAGAAATTGGAACTGGACTTGGACAGGTATTGATGGAAATGATATTAATAGCACAAGTGCAGTTGCACCAAATTTACTAGGTGCTGAACTTACTGCTACACTTCTTGATATAGATTACACTATTTTACCACCTGCAATACAAACAGAGCTAACATCTTTTAACAATGAAATTAGTCAAGAGTTTAGAGAGTTTGAACAAATTTTAAAAATTGAAAAAGAAATTAAAATTGAAGAAACATTTACATTTGAACAACCATTAACATTGCAAGAATTTAAATTTGAAGAAATCAAAAAAGAACCAAAGTTTGAAGTAATAAAAGAAGAAGCTCCTATGGAACAATTGGAAGAAGCTCCAATGGAAACAATGTTAATTGAAAATAAAGCACCACAACCAAAAGAAATAAAACAAAAAGAAGAATTAGGTGGTCAAGGTCTTACATCAAAACAAGAAATGACTGAGGAACAGGAGTCAAATCCTCAAGAGTCATTTGCTGAAAATAAAGAAACAAACCAAGAGCAAAAAACGACAAAGCAGAAAATAAGTGAACCTGACAAATCGGACACTGCTTCAGGTGATTCAAAAAATAATATAAATGTTTCATTAAATAAAACTATGGCAAAGATTGATGCCAAAATCAAGAATATAGACAAAAATTTACGATTTAAAAACTTTGTTAAAATTAAGGCGATGACATCTAATAATTTGCTTGAACAATACAAAATTCCTTTTTATAAAAGTAAACGTATTTATGAAAATCAAAATAATATTAGAGATAATAGAACATTATATTCTACAAAGACCCTTGTATCTTATACACAAAACGACCCAATATTTGCTAAAGAAAAGGCAATTAATAAGATTAGACTTGAAAAGCAAAGATTGATAAACGAAATACAGGTATTGAAAAATGGTTAAAAAATTACAAGATAACTTAGCAGCTATCGCAGCACTAATTGGTGTGGTGGGTGCAATTGGTGCAGGGTTTATTACTTATGGTAAAATGCAAGAACAAATAAATGCTGTCGCTGGACTTGACTTGAATCCGTTGATTAAAGAAATTGGACAACAAAATA